TAGTGTCTAGATTCTCTAAAGCTATTGTAAATAAAGATATGGGTATATCTTTAATAGAGACTTCATCTCCAACTCACAAAGTAAGTTGGGCCGGGGTTGTGTCTGATCCACTTGCATTAGCAAGGAATGGATTAGCCAAACCCATATTAGAATACATGACCGAAATGGGTTACTCAAAATTGTTAAAATATTGAGTATCCATTTTCCGTTATGCTAATCTAATACATCATGAAAAGAATATCTTTAAAAAGAATTCTAAAAATGATCAAATAGGCCAACTTTCGATGAAAGAGGAGGCTGCAGGTAAAATAAGAGTATTTGCGATGGTAGATGTATGGACTCAATCCGTACTTAAACCATTACATTTAGCCTTATTTAACTTTCTTCAGTCATTACCTAATGACGGAACTTTTGATCAAACAGCATCTTGGAAAAGATGTATTGATAAAGCAAAAGCTTCCGGTCATTCTTTTGGTTATGACTTAAGTGCAGCAACGGATAGACTACCGATTGATTTACAAGTTGCCATTTTATCTTCTTGGATAGGAGAAAAATGTGCTAATTTGTGAAAGCAATTGTTAGTCGGCCGAGATTACCATCTTGTCGTTAAAGACAAGTATGGTTATAACGATTTAGATCTCAGATATGCAGTAGGACAACCCATGGGAGCTTTAAGCTCTTGGGCTATGCTTGCTGTTACTCATCATCTAATAGTTCAATTAGCATACACTCGTACTTTAGGATTTATTCCTGTAAAGTATCAGTGGTATGACAATTATGAATTATTAGGAGATGATATAATTATCTTTGATGAAAAAGTAGCGAATTCCTATCTCCAGATGATGGAGGAATTAGGAGTTCCTATTAATCTTTCTAAATCGGTAGTTGCCGTAAACCCTACTACAGAGTTTGCTAAAGTAACTACTCACTTCGGTGATAATGTCTCAGCTCTTTCTTGAAAAATGTTTATTAGTCAGAATTCCTTAATAGGAAGGGTAAATATTTTATGAAATTTAATTCATAAAAGTTATTTACCTTCTTCTCATTTAGGACAATGATTAATAGACGTTTGTGCAAAATCTCGTTATAAAGAAGGTGTAGTAAATTTAATTTACTTTCCTCTTTTAACGATGTTTTGTTCCAAGAATGTTTTCCGTTATGAAGATCTTTTAAGGTCATTATATTCCTTAAAAGATGGTGAAAAGCAAACTAATTCAAAGA